CACGTAACATCTTGTATTTCGCATATTGACGCCCGGCGTTTTTTGGTAAACGATAGGGCATGACACCCCGTTATCGCGTTACACTCAGCGAGGATGAGCGCGGCCGACTGGAAGAACTGGCGCGCTCGGGCAAGACAGCGGCTCACACTTTTATTCATGCCCGCGCATTGCTGCTGTGCGATGCCGGACCGCTCGGCAGTCCCTGGAAGGTTGCCGACGTGGCCGAAGCATTGGGCGTTACCCCGCGCACGATCGAACATCTCAAAGAACGATTTGTAGAAGAGGGGTTCGAAGCCGCGTTGCAGCGCAAACCCCGCGCCAGGCCAGCCAGGCTTTGCTTCGACGGTGCCTTTGACGCTCGCTTGACTGCCCTTGCGTGCTCGCCAGCACCCGACGGTCGAGCCCGGTGGACGGTGCGCCTGCTGGCTGAAAAGATAGTGGAGTTGAAGATCGCGCCGAAAGTTTCCACCATGAGCGTCCATCGTGCACTAAAAAAAACGAACTTAAGCCTCACTTGAGCAAATACTGGAAGATCCCGCCCGATGGCTGCGCCGCCTTTGTTGTGTGCATGGAAGATGTGCTGGACGTGTATCATGCGCCCTACGACCCGCAATTTCCGCTGGTCTGCATGGACGAATCCAACAAGCAGTTGGTGGGCGAGGTACACGCCCCGCTGCCTCTGGCTCCGGGGTGCGGTCAAATCATCGACCACGAGTATGTGCGCAATGGCGTGGCGGATATTTTTCTGGAAGTCGAACCGTTGCGCGGTCGCCGCCACGTCGAGATCACCGAACAGCGTACGCGTAAAGACTGGGCCATGTTCGTCAAAGGCATGCTCGATGAGCGCTACCCGCAGGCCATAAAGGTTCGCTTGGTGATGGACAATTTGAATACCCACAGTGCCGCTTCTCTTTATGAAGCCTTCGAGCCGGAGGAAGCCCGGCGATTGGCCAGGCGCCTCGAAATCCATTACACGCCCAAACACGGAAGTTGGCTCAACGTCGCGGAGATCGAGTTGAGCGCACTCAACGGCCAGTGCCTCAATCGCAGAATCCCGACGATCGACCGGATGCGAAGAGAAGTGGCGGCATGGGAACTGGACCGAAACAACCGAAATGCCACCATCGATTGGCGCTTCACGACCGAGGATGCCCGCATCAAACTGAAACGCCTCTATCCGAAATTATGAATGATACGCGGTACTAGACCCGTGCCCGCTCGGGGCGGGACCGGAGTGGGGGGGGGGATTTGCCGATTATCTGTACATGGGAAAACCGCCGTGTTTTTTGCAATCCGCCCTACGGTCCCGACATGGTTCCATTCCTCCAGCGATTTCACGAGCCACAACTCGCCGTCTACCTGATTCCCGCCCGCACCGACACCCGCTGGTTTCACGAGCTTGTGTTGCCTTTCGCGTCAGAGATCCGATTCATCAAAGGCAGGCTAAAGTTTGGAGACGCCAAAAACTCGGCCCCCTTTCCTTCGATGCTAGTGGTGTATCGAAATGACTAACACCCACTCCCCCTACATCACCTCTCCCGAGGGCCTGGCCGCCCTCGGCTCCGCCTTCAATCACGCTATCCGCCTCTACCGCCCGCCCGACGCTCTCACCCTCTCCGAGTGGTCAGACCGTTTCGCCTTCATCCCCAAAGAGTCCGGAGCCTTCCCCGGCAAGTTCCAAACCAGCTTCGCCGAGTATCAGCGCGGCATTCAGGACGCCATTACCGATCCGGAAATTGAAACCATCGCGCTGATGATGTGCGCGCAGTCCGGCAAAACGCAGATCCAGCTCAACACCGTCGGATACTACTCCCACTGGGAGCCGTCTCCGATTCTCTTCGTTCAGGCCAGCTTGAGTGAGGCTGAAAAATTTTCTAAAAACCGCGTTGCCAAAATGATTCGCGACACGCCTGTACTCAAAAAGCTCTTTCCTTCGCCGCGCTCGCGTGACTCCGGCAACACGCTTCTCAATAAGGAATTTCTCGGCGGCGTCCTGGTCATGGCCGGGTCGAACGCGCCCGCCGGTCTCAGCTCCATGCCCATCCGCATTGTTGAGATGGATGAGGTTGACCGTTGGGAAGAGTCCGCCGGCACAGAGGGCGATCCCGCCGATTTAGCCAAAAAGCGCACACAGACTTTCTGGAATCGCAAAATCATCATGGCCTCGACGCCAGCCATCAAGAACCTGAGCCGCATCGAGAAAGCCTACGACTCCAGCGACAAGCGGAGGTATTACGTGCCCTGCCCGCATTGCGGAGAGATGCAGGTATTGGAATGGAAGCGGCTGCAATGGAAGACTGAGCCCACCGCCGCCACCGCGCGGCCCCGCGTGATCGAGTGGCACTACGTCTGCACTCAGGGCTGCATCATCGAGGAGTCTGAAAAGTTCGAGATGATACGCCGCGGTGAGTGGCGCGCCACGTCTGAGAGCCACGACGGCAAGACGGCCGGCTTCCAGCTCAACGCGCTTTACTCTCCCGTCGTGGATTGGCTCAAGCTCATTCACGAATGGCTTGAGGCGCAAACCTCTCTTGAGCGCATGAAGGTTTTCGTCAACACGAACCTGGCTGAGACGTGGGAGATTCGCGGCACCGGCGCCAACATGACGGAACTGGAGAAGCGCCAACGCTTCCAGCGCGACGTGCTGCCCAGCGGCGTTCTCTGGCTCACGGCGGGCGTGGACACGCAAGACAATCGCCTGGAATGCACCGTCTGGGGCTGGGGCCTTGACGATGAGCGCTGGGCTATCGAGCACAAAGCCTTCCCCGGCGATCCATCTTTGCCGGATACCGATCCGGCCAGCCCCTGGGCCGCGCTCCGCACATATCTCCTGGAAGAGTGGGAGCACCGCTCCGGCGTCACCATGCGCATTGCCACCGCGCTCATTGACTCCGGCGGCCATCACACTGAGCGCGTATACGAGTTCACGCGCAAGCACGAGCTGCGCCGCTGGCACGCCATCATGGGCCGCGCTGGCATCGGCAAGCCGCTCCTCTCCTCGGGATCACGCGTCGGCCCTTACAAGTCGCTGCTCTACACCGTGGGCGTTGACACCGCCAAAGAGGACGTCTTCACATCGCTGCGCATTCACAACAGCGCCCAGGGCGGGCCGGGATATACACACTTCAGCAACACGCTTGATAGTGAGTATTTCCGCCAGCTCACTGCTGAAAAACTGGTCAAGACAACCCGCGATTTCAACACCACCATGCAATGGGTAAAAACCAGCGAGCGTAACGAGGCCCTTGATTGCGCCGTCTACGCCCGCGCCGCCGTCTCCGTTCGCCGGCCAAACTTCCGCAAGATCGCCCGCAGCCTCTTCCGCGCCGCCGAAAAGCTCCGCCTTGAGCGCGAGGCCGCCGGTATGCCCGCGCCCGCGCCTACCGAGGAATACATCGGCTCCGCTACCCCAACCGATTGTCATCCTGAGCGACCAGAGGGAGTCGAAGGATCTGCGGTTGTTTCTTCACCGTCTCCAGTTCCCTCCAAGCCATCTAAGCCCATACCTGTGCGCCGCCGTCCCTCAGCCGCAGCCCGGCTCCGCAACTTTGGCCGCACGCTCTGAAAATAATCAGAATATCTGCATTTTTCTCTTGACACATTACGGTAATGTGCTATGCTTATTACAGATCAAACAAGAGGTCATCAACCTCATAGGGGGAAACGAGAATGAAATTCCACGCATACATTGTGACGCACCCTGAAAGGGAAATGTTTGTAGGTGATGAGCACACCCATTGCAGTGCCGCAATACTGACGAACGAGCATCCCTCCAGCTCCTACGGGATTCCTGTTGTAGTAAGACATGATGGTGAAGTATTCGGTCCCGCAGATATTCCCGGAGCTTTGCAGCCTTTTGCTTGCTCGGACGCTGATCTTCCAGAATGGCTCGCTTTCGCAAAATTGGGGAAGTTCACCGTTGAGCTTTGATCTCCGCCACGGCCACCTTGGGTAAGCGGTAGCGTCCGGCGTGGTAGCCGGGGCTGGGTACGCAACCCCGGCGAAACAATGAAAAGCATGAAAAATCCCGAACTTTGCACAGATCAAGAACTCGCGCCCTACGCGCGCGAATATATGCGCCGGTTGCGCGCTGGCCACACCGCGCGCCCCAAAGTTTTGCGGCCATGCCCGAAATGCGGCCGCCCTTTCGGCGCTCGTGAGCTGCGCAAACATATCCCCGATTGCCCGAAAAAATAAAGGCCGCCCCGCGCGGCCTTATCTAACCCCTAATCCCTATTTCCTAGCCCCTGTTTCACCTAAATTCGCGTTAAATCCGCTTTCTCGCCCATAACTAAGACATGGGAAACCTACTCAATCCAGCTACGCCGATCGACCAATTCTATGATTCCGATATTCCGCTGGAGCCTACCGACCTCCGCGCCGGCGATAGTTGGAATTGGGAGCGCGTATTCCCCGATTATCCCAGCGGACTCTATCAGCTCAAGTACATCCTCAACAGCGCGAATAACCGCTTCGTGATCGATGGAACGCTGGCCACCAATCCGCCCATCACCGCCGATAGCGACGGTCAATCCTTCGACATTCAAGCTCCCGCAACGCTGACCAATTCATGCCCGGCTGATACCTATCAGCTTATGGCTATCCTGATCGGCATTGCAGGCACCACGGCCGCCGGTGAGCAAGTCACCTTGCCTTTGCAAGACGTGATCGTGTCGCCGAACCTGGCCCAGGCCACCGGCCCCGTGGATACGCGCACCAATGTCAAAAAGAACCTCGACGCCATTGAAGCGTGTCTCCTGGGAAACACCGACCCCGGCGTCTCTGAGTACATGATCAACGGGCGCCAGCTCCGCCGTTTCCCCCGCGCCGATCTCATCAAAGAGCGCTCGTTCTGGCGCGCTCAATACAAAGCCGAACTCCGCGCCAAGGGTGAGTACGCCCCGCGCCGCGTGATCGGTTTCCGCTTCACAACCAGCGTGTAAAGGCAGGGACTCGGGATTAAGGAGCAACGTGAACAGTCACCTGATGTACAGCAGCCCACTCGATTACGAGGCAGAAAAACACGCCGCCGTGATGTCTTCAAACCGCAGAGTAGGAGGTAACATGCCGAGCCCTCTAGTCCCTAGTCCCTCAGTCCCTAATCCCTCGCTGGTTTCCCGGTTTCGCGGCGCTATTGACGTGTTTCTCGGCAAGCGTTCGCTCACCTCCGATTCCACGCTGGCTCAGCTCGGCGGCTCCAGCGGATATTCCGGCTTTCAGGCCGCAAAACAAAACCGGCTGAATGTCGATTGGCCATCCGCCTCGCGCTCCGCCGATCAGGACTTGCAGGTTGATCTACGCAAACTCCGCGCCCGCGCCCGCGATCAAGCTATCAACTCGCCCATCGCTTCCCGGTTCCTTGGCATGGTGCGCGCCAATGTCGCCGGACGCCATGGCGTCAAACTGGCCTTCAAAGTTCCCCAGGTGCGCAAAAGCAAAAACAGCAACGGACTGGATGAAAAGGCGAACGAAGAGTTGCGCCGCGCCTGGCATGAATGGGGAAAGAAAGGCTCCTGCACCGTCTGCGGCCGCTACTCGTGGCGCGAGGTGCAGCGTCTCATCACAGAGAACACAGGGCGCGACGGTGAGCAGCTTATCCGCAAGGTATACGTGCCCAAAACCGTTAACCCGTTCGGATTCCAGATACAGCTCATTGACGCCGATCAACTTGACGACAATTACAACCTCATGG